CCAAGCAGCGGTGGCGCCCGGTGGCAATTTGCAGGACTACGCACGCCAGGCAGCCCAGAAGGCGGGCATCGACCCCGACATCTTCGTACGCCAGATCCAGCAGGAATCCGGTTTCAACCCCACAGCGAAGTCCGGCGCGGGCGCGATCGGCATTGCCCAGTTCATGCCCGGCACTGCCCAGGGCATGGGCATCGATCCGACCGATCCGTACGCCGCGCTGGAGGCTGCCGCCAGACTGGACGCGCAGCACCTGAAACAGTACGGCGGCGACTGGAGCAGAGCGCTCGCGGCGTACAACGCCGGCCCGGGCAACGTCGACAAGTACGGTGGCGTGCCGCCCTTCGAGGAGACGCAGCGCTACGTCAATACGATCCTGGGCGGCGCGAAACAAGCGCCCGCGCCGGTCTCGACGGCGATGTCGACGAGCCAGTTCGGCGATCGGCAGCTGTCTACCGACGAGGCGTACGCGGCCTGCGGTCCGGCTGCCGCGGTGCGCTTCGCCCAGGCGTACGGACGGAACCCCACCCTGCGCGAAGCCGTCGACCTGGCAAAAACCGTGGGCTGGACGGCCGGCCAGGGCATGGCCGGCATCGGCTCCGAGCAGCAGCTGCTGAACAAGCTCGGCGTGCCTACGCGCATGGTGAGCGGTATTGACATCCAGTCAATGGCACGCGAAGCGCAGACCGGCAACCCGGTCACCATCTCGACGCCCGGCCACTACTTCTACGCGGACGGCTTCAACCCGCAGACGGGTGCGTTCCACGTCGGCCAGAGCGGGCTCGACCTGAGGGCGGGCAAGGAGTGGATGACGCCGTCCGAGATGCAGGGGCTGATGGGGTCGATCCAGGGCGCGCTGTTCGCCGACAACCCGCAGGCGCCGGCGGTCTCTACCGCCGCGCCGCCGCTGCAGCAACTGGATCAGACGCGCCAGACGCTGAGCAGCGCGCTGTCGCCGAGCAAGCCGCCGGTGGCGCCCCTGCCGCAGCAGGCCATGACGCAGTTCGGCTCGAGCGCCGATCCGCAGGTCGCCCAGCTGGACCAGGCGGTCCAGTCCGCCACGCAGCCGAGCCAGCGGCCGGACTACCTGGGCGTCTTCGACACTGCCCAGGAACAGGGCAGTCCGCTGGATCAGATCGGCAACGTCATCGGCGGCGCCGTGCAGCGTGCGCTCTCGAGCCTGCTCGGCGGTCCACCAGGCGGTCCGCCGCGTCCGCCGGACCGCCGCGACGAGGACCAGCAGGATCAACAGAGCCAGCAGGTGCAGCCGCTGGCGTTCGACCCGAACCTGGACCCGGTCGAGGCGTCGTCACTGTACGACCGCACGCGCGCCCTGCTGCAGCGTTTCAACCAGCTGCCCGGCGGGCTCACGCTGCGCGACCTGGGCGTGCAGGACATCGTGCCCCCTGATTTCCGTGGGTTGTCGCCGAGTCAGTCGGTCATGGCCGCGCTCGAGGCGGCCGGGCGTCAGGCGCTGCAGCGGCAGTCGCCGATGCTCGGTCCGGGCGGGCTGGGCATCTACGATCCGCGTCTCGGGGGCGACCCGCGCATGGATGTACCGTCGCTCAGCGACATTCCTTTAATAAGGGACGCGGGCGAGCTCGGGAGCGCGCTCGTCGATCGCGTCAGCGGCCGGTCCTCCGCGGTCGCCGACGTGCTCGACGCGGCGTATGCGGCGGCGCGCGGTGCTGAAGGCGTGACGACAGGCGGCATGATGCGCCCGCCGCTCGGGGGTGGCGTCGAAGGACTGGCACGCAGCCGCGCCCAGCAGGTCTGGGACTGGTTCGTGCGCAACTATTCCGACCGCAACGTCGATCTGAACCACATCGAACAGGAGTACGCCCAGCGGCTGGGCCGACCGCTGCGCGACGACGAGCGGCTCGGCCTGCTGGCGCGGCTCGATCCGACGCACATGGCCGACTACTCGATCGACCAGGCGTTCGGGCAGGAGCTCCGCGACGTGCCCGATTCTGCCAAGCAGTCGCTCTACGATCTGGTCACCGCCCGCACGAACCAGTCGACGGCCGAAGGGCTCGGGACCATCGCCGAGCGCGACTACCTGGCGGGCGGCATCTCGCCGCGCACCGAGCAGGCGCTCGCGGACGCGAACAAAGATCTCGAGCAGGCCCAGCTGAACCACGCCCGCGCCCTGGCCGAGCAGCGCATGGTGGAGGCCGGTGCGAAACGGACCCGCTCCTCGATCGGGCTCGACGCCGCGCAGGGCCGCGTCGACGACGCCCAGGTGCGCCTCGAAGCGGCCAGCGACGCGGCGCGCACGGCCCAGGCGCAGCACGCGTACGACGCGGTGCTCCAGCGCGGCGAGCTCACCACCCTCGAGCAGAACAAGCAGCTGGCGATCGCCGAGCACGACGCGCAGCGGCTGAACCTGCAGTACGAAAAGCTGTTCAGCCGCAATCCCGACGACCCGTACCTGCCGCGGCTGGCCACTCAGGTTGGCCGTGCCGAGAACCGCGCCAGCGCGCTGCGCACGGCCCAGGGCGAAGCAGCGGTGGCGCGCGAAGGCAGACTGACCGGCCAGGCTGAGCAGGCCGCCCAGCGCGCGGGCGGCTTCGAGTCGAGTGCCCCACCCCTTTCGAGTAGCCCCGAGCTGGCCGCCGCGCGGGTGCGCCTGCGCTACGAGCAGCAGACGCTGGATCGCTTGCAGACCGAGCAGGCACGCGGGCGGCAGGGGCTGATCGACGACCTCGCACGCGCCTTCCAGCGCGTGAACCGCGCGCAGTCCAGGGTTGACGCAGCGACCGCCGCGCTGCCCGGCCAGGCGAAGGAATACGGCCAGAGCATCCGCGACGCGTGGCAGTCCGAGGGCAAGACGTACGCCCAGTGGCAGGACGTCGAAAAAAGCATCCTGGCCAAGCACCCCGCCGACTCCTCCACTGGCCAGAAACTCGAGGCGGCCTCGCAGGCGATCCAGAACTTCCGCAACCAGATGCTGGACGAGCGCGTGGCGCACGGGATGATGACGCCTGAGGACGCGCAGAGCCTGAAAGACACCTTCCCGTACCACACGCCGCGGCGGATGCTCGAGTACATGTCGGACGAGACCGCCGCCGGGGCGCCGCGCGGCAGCCGCTTCAGCGTGAACGGCCAGGGCTGGCGCCACTACACGCGTACCGGCAGCGGCGAAGACCTGACCGTCCAGAACCCGATCGCGGCGATGATGACCGAGGCGCACCAGCACTACACGCGGCTCGTGAAGAACGACTTCATCCAGGCGCTGGTGCAGGCCCAGAGCGGCGAGGGTGGGGGCCTGAAGCGGATCGCCAACACGGTGAAGGAATACGTCGATTCGGGCGGTGCCGAGGCGGACGTGCTGCATCCGCCGAACTACCACCCGCGCGGCGACGAGCGAAAGATCATCGGGATGATCAATGGCCGCAAGCAGGAGTACGTGACTGGCAACCCGCTGCTCAAGACGGCCATCGACACGCTCACGCCCGGCGACCCGAGCATGCTGATGAAGCTGCTGTCGATGCCAGCGGGCTTCGCGCGCGAAGTGCTGACCCAGCGCAACCCGGTGTGGCTGGCGCGCAACATCATGCGCGACGCGCGCGACTTCGGCTTGCGCTCGAGCGTGGCGCCGACCGAGACGTGGCGACGCTACCCGTCGATGGCGATCAATCTGGGCCCAGCTGGCATCGTGGCGGCCACCACGCCCAACGACGATCCCGAGAAGCCCAGGAAGATCGCCGCCGCGCTGGGGCTGGGTATGGGCTCGCGCGTGCTGCTGGGCAGCCACCTGGGGCTGGGGCCGAGTGCGACGCGGGCGTTCCTGACCCACTACGCGAACGTGCTCGAGGGGCTTGGCAGTACGCGCATGACCGGCCAGGACGTCGCCGACCTGATGCTGCGCGGTGGCGGTATGCGCGGCGGCGGCTACTTCGGCGGCACGGCTGCTGAAGGGCAGGCGGCCCTGCACGCGCTCGAGAAGCGCAACGTGTTCCACATCCGCACCGCCGGCGACCTGGGCAGTCTGCTGAACGACGTGGCGCTCTTCGGCTGGGTCAAAGCCCTCGGCGAACGCTTCGAGCAGGCGCCGCGCATCTCCGCCATGCGTCTCGCCGAGCAGCGCGGCGAATCCCCGCTCGCGGCGGTCATGCGCGCCCGAGATGCCAGCGTCGACTTCGACCGCGGCGGCAACTTCAGCCGCCAGGTGAACCGCATCGTGCCGTTCTTCAACGCCACGGCCCAGGGCGGCGCGCAGCTCGGGCGCATGCTGCGCGCCGACCCTGTCGGCACCGTGGCGTCGCTGTTCATGACCCTCGGCGCGCCCTCGGCGGCTGCCGAGGCGTGGAATACCGCCGATCCGCAGAGCGCCCAGGACTGGGCCGACGTGCCGGATTACCAGAAGAACAACAACTACATGCTGCGCGTTCCGGGCGAGGCGCCGCGTGACGCCAACGGCAACCGCCAGCCGCAGTACCTGAGCTTTCCGCTGAACGAGTTCGCGCCGTTTTCCGTCGCCGGCCGCGAGGCGTACCGCAAGCTGGTGGGGCTCCCACCGTCGACCAGCCTGGCGAGCGTGCTCGGCAGCGAGGCGCAGGCGGTGTCGCCGATCGGCGGCCGCAGCCCGTCCGAGACGGTCCTCGGCAACGTCCCCGCGCCGGCCGGCACGCTCGCCCAGCTGAGCCTGAACCAGGATCTGTTCCGCGGCAGCACCATCGCCAACCAGTACAGCGACGCGAATGCCTCGAATCTGAGCAAGGCGCTGGCGCCGATGATCGAGCAGGTCGCCACGCGCATCCCCGGCTGGGAGACCGCGCACGTCCATCCCTCACAGGTGGACTTCGCCATTCAGGACATCCTGGGCGGGCTGGGCCAGCAGGGGCTGCGCGCCGCCGACGTGCTGAGCGGCCGAGCACAGCGGACGGACGTGCCGACAGCGGCAGACGTGCCCGTGGCCGGCTCGGTGCTGAGCGGTCTGATCCGCGGCAGCGGCGGACAGACGTGGCAGAACGTGAGCGACCCGGCGCAGATGATGGAGCAGGACGTCCGCGAGCGCTACCGCGCCATGGGCGGCGCGGGCGCGTACTACGAGCCGAGCCCGGTGAACGATTCGATCACCGTCGGCAAGGCGAAGATTCCGCTCCAGCGCGCCGAGCAGGCGGAGCTCCAGCGGCTGACGAACCAGTACTTCAACCAGTTCATGCGTGACGCGCTCGACGCCAGCGGCGACGATCCCCAGGTGCGCGACTATCTGCGCGCGAAGATGATGGACACCGCGCGCATGGTCGCCGAGCGCGAGCTGCTGGCGAAGATTGACGCGAAGGGCTCGGATCTCGGCGCCAGGATCGATCAGAAGAGCAGCGCATACTGAGGAGCAAGCTATGGTCGACGTTCCGATCACCAATCCGGCCACCATTACCAGCCCGCGCGGAACGCCCACGCGCCAGGGCCCGCAACCGGTCAATCCATACGGCACGCCGGGCTCGGACCTGTACGACTGGTACTCGGTCAACGACGCGCTGCGCCAGGCCGGGCTCGAGGGCTGGCAGATCGCGGGCGCGAACCACTCGCCGGTCAACACCGGCTCGTGGCAGGAGAACCCCAACTGGAGCAAGACTGGCATTCCGTCGGTCGACAGCAAAGCGAACGCCGGCCAGCAGCAGTACGTCTGGCGCCCCTCGACGACCTCGGTCATCGGCGTCATCAACCCGCAGAACGGGCAGATGCTCAAGCTCACGCTCGGCGGCGGCCCGCCCGACCCGGACAAGCGCGGCGCCTCGCCGTACACGTGGACAGTGCTCGGCCGCGACGACCAGGGCAAGCTCAACGCGGCCCAGGCCGGCTACAGCGGCGTGCAGCGGCTGCCGTTCTCCGACGGCCACGAAGAGCTGTGGGGCACCAACGCCCAGACCGGCGCGTTCGAGAAGATGGCCGGGCAGCCCGGCAATCTCGGCAATACGAAGGGCTGGAACGACGTCCGCCAGATCGAGCAGAACGGCCAGCTGGTGTGGGTCGGTACCAACCCGCAGGGGCAGCCGCTGCAGCCGATCCCGGGCGCGCCGACGGTCAACGCCAGCAAGTACGTGCCCGGCAGCGTCAAGCAGGTCCAGGTCGGCAACACCATGGTGTACCGCGGCCAGAACCCGCAGACCGGCGACTGGGAAGACATCCCGACGCTGGGTACGGAGCCGGTCAAGCAGCAGGTCACCACCCTCGGCAAGAACGTCTACGTCACCGACCCGAACGGCCAGCTGGTGCTGGCCAAGAACGTCGCGCAGCCGACCGAGGGCAGCGAGCAGTGGGTGGACGCAGCCGGCGGCTGGGCCAAGCACCAGACGTTTTCGCAGGGCGACTGGCGCGACGACCCCGACACCCAGTGGAAAGCCGTCAATCCGGACCTGCAGCGGCAGCAGGCGGCGCTGAAGCAGAAGGGCGAAAAGTACTTCATCCCGCTGCCCGGCAGTCCCGACAAGCTGGTCGAGGTCACCGCCGACGGCAACGGCGGCTATACGTACGAGTTCGGCCCGAACGGCGAGCCGCCGAACGTCAAGCAGATTCCGGGCGTCCGCGAGCCGACCGAGGTCACCGGCGCGGGCACCGGCGAGTTCCTGCCGCAGCGGCGGGATGCGCAGGGCAATCTGCTGCCGCCCGAGAAGAACGTCAACTGGCAGCCCGGCAACGTCGGCGACCGCGTCCGCCAGCTGCAGGACCTGGCCACCAACAAGCAACAGCAGCTGTTTGGCCAGGTGAAGTCGGGCGCGCTGAGCGAGGACGACGCGCACGCCCAGTTTCAGGACTGGTGGAACACCAACGTCGCCCCGGCGAAGCAGGAGATCCAGCTGGCGCAGCAGTGGAAGGCGGAAGACCAGGCGCGCCAGAACCTGCAGGTGGCGCAGGCCGGCGCCGGCGAGGTCGTGCGCGCCGTTGCCGGCGAGCACCGTGTCGGGCCCGGCTACGGCGAAGCGCTGGCGAATCTGGGGCAGTCCTTCGCGACGGGCAAGTTCCCGCAGGCGCTGTCGGCGCAACAGTTCAACAACGCCTTCGTCACGCCGATGCCGGACTACACCCAGATCTACCAGAACGCGACGGCTGAGGCGCTCAAGCACATCAGCCCGACGGCGGCCCAGATCGCCACCGGCCAGCCGACGCCGACGGCCCTGCAGCCGGGCGGCGGCTTGCAGAACGTCGACATCACGGCGGGCCTGAACCCCACCAACTATCAGTACGGCGGCGGGATGACGCCGCCGGGCGGGCGGAACCTCAACATCAACGGGCAGTCCGTCCCTGTCGAGTACATGCCGTACACGGGTGGGGCTGGTGCGCCGCAACCGATGCCGCAAACGGGTGCTCCGGCGAACCCTATCAATATGTCTCAGATTTCTGGATTCATGCCAGCGGGAGCGCCGTCGCAACCGACTCCGCCTCCAGTCACTGCCAGCACCGCACCGCCTGCACCGGCTGTTCCGTTCTTGCCGCCGCCGACGCCCACGCCAACATTCGTGCCGCCCGCGTGGAACGCCTGGTCGCCAGGCGCCTATCAGCCCCAGCCGTACCAACTGCCCGCAATGGCACGGGGCGGCATTGTCACTCAGCCAACAGTAGTACTGGTTGGCGAAGCTGGACCTGAAGCGGTGGTGCCACTTGACAACATTCTGGGCGCGGATCAGGAAGCCCAGATCTTGCCGCCAGAGTACGCACGCGGCGCATATGGGTGGAGTGACATCCCGGGTCAGGAGCAGTCTACGTTCGGCTGGCGTGAGCCTGGACGTCCGCTCCAGATGCCGCCAGATTACTTGCAGAACGTCGGATACAGGTATCGAGCTTCGCCTTACCGTTTACCTGTCTAAGGATCTAGAATGCAGCCCGAACAACCAGCAGCTCTTTCGCCAGCGCAGGCACCCGAGGATGGCGCGAATGCACCAGCGGTTTCTGAGCAGAGCGAAACTCCTTCGCGCACGACTTCGTGGCTGCGCCGCCTGTGGCGCGGCCGGGGAGCCGAAGAGGAGGAGAACGACTCGAGCCAGGAGCCGTCACCTGCAGTCCCGGCGTCCGCGATTTCCCTGACGCAGGAAGAGTTCGAAAAGCGCATCCAGGCAGAGACGGATCGTCGCGAAAACAAACGCCGCGAGCTCGCTCAACTCGAGCATCGGCGCAAACTGCGCGATGAGGATCCGTACGCGTACGCCGAACAGGACCGCCAGTTCGAGCAGCGCGCACTCTCCGACGCGCAGGTCTCGACCATGTTCAGCCAGATCGGGGCGGTCCACGACCGCTACTCGGTGGATCCCCTGGTGCAGTCGCTGCCGGAGGCCGAGCGCCAGCGCATCCTCAGCATCGAGGGCGCCGGCAGCGGTCTCGACGGACGCAAGCTGATTGTCGAAGAGAGCCTCAAGGCGCTCGAGAAGATCTGGCGCGCGGAAGGCGCCAAAGACGCCGAAGATCGGCTGCGCAAGAACCCTGCCTTCCGCAAGCAGCTCCTCGGCGAAGTCCGCAAGGGGATGAGCGAGCCCGAGTTCGTCAGTAGCGGCGCTCCCTCCGCGGCGGACAAGAACGTTTCAGACATTCTCAGATCACAGCTTCGGGCGCGTCAGTAGGGCGCGTCCGTGAGGACAGCCATCGATGCCGTACAACTCCGTCGTCGGCCGCACCGCACCCGGTGCGTCCCCGCTTATTCCCGAGGACGTCCAGAAAGACATCGTCCAGTCGGTTGAAGAGAAGTCAGCCGCCATGCGGCTCATGCCGCATGTAACGATGAAGCGCGCGCAGCAGCGCATCCCGGTGCTGACTCAGCTGCCGATCGCGTACTGGCTCACCGGCGCCAGCCTGGACGCGCGCGATCGCGGCATCAAGCAAACCACCAACCTGGCCTGGGACAACGTCTATCTCAACGCTGAAGAGATGGCCGTGATCGTGCCGATCGCGCAGTCCCTGCTCGACGACCTGGATTACGACTTCTGGAGTCAGGTCAAGCCCAAGATCACCGAGGCGTTCGGCGTGGCGCTGGACGACGCGATCTTCTTCGGCACCAACGCCCCGTCGACCTTCCCGACCTCGATCGTCTCTGCGGCCAACTCGGCAGGCAACCTGCTCGTGGTCGGCGCCACCGCTGGCCAGGACTACATCGGCGACGTCAACGCGGGCATGGGCCTGGTCGAGGCGGACGGCTACGACGTGAGCGGCTTCTGGGCCCGCAAGCAGGCCAAGGCCAAGCTGCGGGGCATGCGGACCACCACGGGCGCGCTGATCCTGGTCGGCGACGACGCCGGGCCGCAGGCCGCAGTCAACACCGGCAGCCTGTTCGGTGAGCCGATCGTCTTCTCGAACGCGGGCATGACGTCCTTCGCCACGGGTGCCGCGAACTATTCCATGATCGGCGGCGAATGGGACCAGTCGATGCTCGCCATCCGCGAAGACATCAGCATGCAGATGTTCGACACGGGTGTGATCACCGACGGCTCCGGCGTCATCCAGTTCAACCTGATGCAGCAGGACATGGTGGCGCTCCGCGTCATCGCCCGCTTCGCGTGGGCGGTGCCGAACCCGGTCAATCGCCAGCAACCGACGACTGCCAGCCGCTATCCATTTTTCGTCCTGCAGCAGAAGGCCAGCACGGGCGGTGAGGGCTGAGTCGTGTCGGATGTGGTGTTCCTGGCCGATGCGCAGGACAGCGTCACGGCCACGACGTACTACGGCAAGGACCACCAGGCCACCCTGACAGATGAGGTGTTCGTCAGGGCGCTGATCGCGCAGGGCAAGGCTGCTCTGCGCGGCACGGCGATCCGCCGCCAGCGGGTGACGCCGATCGCGGCCACCACGGCAACGGTCAACTGGACCGTTGACCAGTCGTGTACCGCGATGTCGGTCGACTTCGGGACGACGACGGCGTACGGCACCAATCAGGCCGCGACGCCTGCCGCAGGCGTTGGCGACATCGTGGCGAACCTGACCGGGCTCACCACCGCCACGCTGTACCACTACCGCATCAATGTCACGTGCAATGGCGCGGTCACGCGCACTGCCGACGCGACGTTCACCACCAGCTAGGAGCAGGTATGCCCGGCGGCCGTCCGTACAGGAAGCCTGTCTCGAAAGCACAGGCCAGGTTCTTTGGCGCCGCGGCCGGGGGCAACGTCCCCGGCTTCGATCCGAAGGAAGCCCAGAACAAACTCAGAGGAACGAACGAAAGCAAGCTTCCCGCGCGCAAATCGAAGGGAGGCAAGAAGTAAGCCATGCCAAAAGTACGCGCGCTCGCCCCGCTCACCGATCCAGACGGCAACCCGATCGCGCTCGAGGAGGTCGTGGACGTCGACGACGCAACAGCCGCCAGCTGGCGCGCGGCCGGCAAGGTCTCGCTGCTCGAGGACGAAGAGCGCAACGCGAAGGCAGCCGAGACGGGCAACTACACCAGCGTCACCGGCCGCGAGGAGACGGCCGGCCTCGGCAGTGGCGGGCTGCCGGGTCCGCAGGCTGCCGAGGCGGACGCGGACGCGGACGAGCCGCCCAGGAAAGGCAGGAAATAGATGCCCAGGCTGCGCTTTCTCGCACCGGCCTATGACACGCGCCCAGGCAAAGAGACGACGGTCTACGGCCCGGGGCACGAGACCGATTTCAGCGAGACCGACTACGAGTACGCCATCCAGCTGCGCAACCGCGGCTACGCGGAGATCATCGATCCGACGGGTCTGCCGCAAGCCGCGAGCGCCGAGGTCCGCCAGGAGCCGATCGTTCCGCCCCCGGCATGACCATCACCCTGGCACAGCTCGAGCAGGAGGTCGCGCGGCGCACGGGACCGTTCTTTCAGGCTGCCCAGGACAGCCAGACGCCCACGACCTCGACCACGATCTCGGCGTATATGCCGACGCTCAAGACGAGCTCGTTGCTGGGCGGCCCGGAGAACCTGTTCCTGCTGCGGCGCGGGGTGCTGTCTGACGGCACGCCGGTGGCGTCGGCGACGTTCTCCACTGACGACCGCATCCGCATGGTGCAGACGTTCGACTCGAGCGCCGGGCGCATCGTCGTCGACCGCAACTGGAGTTATCCGATGCAGCCGCGGGAGCTGGCCGACTTCACCCATCTCCAGCCCCAGCAGGAGCTCCACCAGTCGGTGCTCGCCGGGCTGCGGCGGTGCTACCTGCCGGATCTGGTGGCGGGTGTCGTCACCAGCGGTTACGGCGATATGGACCTGACCTCCACGTACCCGTGGATCACCGCCCCCAGCCAGGTCCAGCGCGTCCAGTACGGCTGGATGCGGCCGTGGGGCGAGGCGCCGTTCGAGGCCACGCTGCAGCAGGGCCACGTCATGCTGCGCGGCGCCTGGGGCCCGTATGCTCCGACCAGCGTGTGGGTGACCGCGTTGCGGCCGGTCGCGAGCTGGGTGAACGGCGCCGACTCGACCACCGGTCCGACTGGCGACAACGACGTGCTCGCGGTCGACCTGGACTACGCCGCCGCGGCCGGCCACATCGAGGCGTGGCACCTGTTTCCGAGTCGCATGTTTGCCGCGGCCGCGGGCAGCCAGCAGGCAACCCAGCAGATGGCCGCACAGGAATTCACCCGCCAGTCGCAGATCTGGGGACCGAAGCCCGACCGGCGCATCGGCTTCAGCGAAGTGGTCGGCCCAGTTTCAACGGTGGTGCTATGACGGTTCCTATCGATCAACTCTCCCCGCCCGACACGGTCGGCGGTCAGCCCCACAACGCCGCCGAGGTGAACGGCCTGGTCGGTTTGCATTTGAAGGAATTCCTGCGTATCAAAACCGTGATCAATCAGGATCAGGACTGGTTCCTGCCGACCGACCTGAAAGCAGCACCCTACGCGTTTACCAGCGAACAGGAGACCTTAATAAAGTCCGCGTTCTCGACGCTCGATCAGGCACTGGACGCGCTCGACATGACGTTTATCAATCGTCTGGTGGGCATGGGTTGAGCCAGCTCGCTGCCGACTGGAAGACGCTCGTCGACAGCGGTCGCGAGCGGCGTACTGACGGGCTGTTCAAGCACCTGGGCAACCTGGACGCAGGCTTCTTGCGCGCGCAGCAGTGGAACATCGTGCCGCGCGGCGGAGCTGGCCTGGAATTGTTCTACGACCTGCCCACAAACCAGGGCCAGGTGATGCCGTACAACCGCGACACCGGGCAGTACGGCAAGTTGAATCTGGTCGGCTCGGACATCGTCATCGCACCCCAGGGCGGCACCCTCAGTCTGCCCGCAAACTGTGTCGGTACCAGCCAGATCCAGGCGAACGCGGTGCAGCAGCGCATCGGCTCGTACTTCTCGGGCAATAGCTGGAACAGCGGCGGCACCACCAACGCCTGGATCGAGACGACCGTCACTACTGGCGCCATGTCCTGCTCGGGCGCTGAGTGCCGCATCGAGTGGGTTGTCTACTGCTACTCCAGCGTGGCGGCCACGCTGCAGATCGCCCTGGGCTGGGACGGCAGCGCCGTCTACTCGATGGGCATCGCCACGGTCACCGCCGGGAGCCTCCACCAGACCTTCAGTGGGGTGCTCTACGTCACGCCAAGTGCCGGCACCCACCGCATGAGCGTCTTCGGCAACATCAACACCGGCACGATGTACTTCAACGGCAGCTTCTACGCCGTCCTGTACGTGACGGAGCAGAAGCGATGAGTGAGCGCCCGGCGAAGTGCCAGCCGATCAAGAAGATCCCGCCCACCACGCCCTATCCGGAGAACAAGCACGACACGCCATGACCATGTCGGGTGCGCCACCGAACGTCAACGACCCGCGGGTGAACTCCAATCCGGTGGGCGGGACTCCGCTGCCGCCGACGTGGTCCCAGGGACCACAGGGGCCGCCCGGTCCAGCTGGCCCGGTCGGTCCGGTGGGGCCAGCCGGCCAGAACGGCCAGGAAGGTATCGCGGGCAACCAGGGACCGCCCGGCGCGACCGGGGCGACAGGCCCCGTGGGGCCAGCTGGGCCAATTGGTCCGCAGGGCTTGCAGGGCCCGGGCGGCGTCCAGGGCCCGCAGGGCAATGTCGGCCCCCAGGGTCCAGCGGGTCCGCTGGGTGCTACGGGTCCAACGGGGCCGCAGGGCCCGCCCGGTACGTCGGTCTCCGCGACGGCGCACGAGGAGTTCCTGCCGGCTGCGACGGCTACGACGGTAACGGTAGCGCAGGCACTGGTGCGGCCCCTGATCGTCGCCAGAGGCGGTGTGGTGCAGTCTCAGGTGGATGGGCACTACTCGATCAGCGGCGCCACGCTGACTTTCAGCACGCCCTTCGACGGCACGGAGCGAGTCATCGTGAGCTACCAGACCGGTACTAGCGGCACGGGCACCCTCATCGATACCGATCTGCGCACGTACGTGCAGCGCATCATGGCTGTTCTGGATCCGAGCGGTCCGCCGCCACCCAGTCCATGACCAGACTGCTGACTACGGGCTACGAGACCGGCGACGTCGCTGAGGCGGGTGCGCTCGTCCAGGGGACCGGGGTCGTGGTGTCGGTGGTCAACACCGCACCGACACCCCGCGCCGGTGCGTACTGCCTGAAAACGACGGTGAACGCCACCACGTGGACCATCACCACCAAGGGCTTCAACTTCGGACTGAAGACCGAGGTGTGGGTCCGCTTCGCGTTCCTGGCGCATCAGCTCTCGTCGGTGGAGTACATGTTCGCGCAGATGGCGGACTCCGCCGGTGGTGCGCAGTGCTGCCTGACGTTCAATCCAACGGACGGGTTGATTCGCCTGTACCGAGGCACCGGCACCACCACCTTGCTGGCGACCGCGTCGGCGTCGGTGGCACAGGACACGTGGATGGTCATCGACTGGCGGACGCAAACCCTGACCACCACCACCGGCGCCAGCGAGGTGTGGGTCAATGGCAACCGTCTGATCAACTTCTCCGGCGACAACACCAACACCGCGAACGTGAACGTCCAGACGCTGCTGCTGGGGTTTCTATCGGGGGCGACGAACGCCGGCGCCAATGGCTCGTACTGGGCGTATGACGACATTGCCGTCAATGACACGGCTGGCACACTGAACAACGGTCGCGCCGGTGATGGGCGGGTCATCCTGCTGCTACCAAACGGTGCGGGTAGCTCGACGCAGTTCGCGCGGGGTGGCACCGACACCGGTGCCAACTACTCGCAGGTGAGTGAGGTGCCACCATCGATGGCGCAGTACAACGCCTCAGCGGTTGTCGGCAATCGCGATCTGTACGCCCACCAGGACCTGGCGGTGGCGGTGCAGGCCATCAATTCCGTCGAGGTGGTGGCGCTCGCCATGAATTCCGACGCTGGTGGCGGCAACCTCGCGCCGACGCTCAAGAGCGGCGCCACCGTGGCTGAGGCAACGGCGGTCGGGCTGACGTCGACGGCGGTCTACGTCGGCGCTCGCTGGGAGACCGACCCGGCGACGACCGCTGCCTGGACGGTGGCAGGGGTGAACGCGCTTGAGGCGGGAGTGACGGTGCGATGACCGACCGCCAGGTTGGCAGCGAAGGGCTGAACGTCGACCTCGCGGTAGCCGTGGAGCGGCGGCTCGCCGGCGGTGGGATTCAGATCGACTTCTCGCCGCCCAGTGGACCCCTCGCGGGGAATCAGCTTGCGGGATTGGGGCTCAACCTCGATGTTGTGCCGACCGCCCAGCGGCGACTGGGTGGTGGGGGTCTGATGGTGGACTACATTCCATCGACTATTCCACTCAACGCTGTGCGGTGGTCGAATGTTGCCTTCGAGGCGGGTACGTCATCGCCACTGGTGTACTGGATCAGCCCCGCCTTCCAGGTGAGCGGCACCAAGCCCGTGGTGTGGCTGACTGATCACTTCGGGGTGGCGTCATGAGCCGTCAACTGGTGGCGCCGCTGGCGGCTGGCGTGCCTAGTGGCGGCAGCAGCGGTCAGGTACTGACGAAGAACAGTGGCACCAGCTTCGACTATGCCTGGGCGCCCGGCAGCAGCGGTGGTCTCACCCTGCCGCTGACGCAGAACCTGACGTTCAGTCCGGATTCCGCGTGGAACATCGGGGATGGCTCGGGCGGCTCCAAGCCCTATCGGATCTTTGCGTACAGCGATCTGACACTCGGCAACAACGACATGCAGTTGTCGATAGACACCCTGTCAACGTCAAGCTCGCTCAAGCTGAATGCGGGTGCTGGCGATCTGCGGCTGGAGACCAACAACCTTGACAGGTTGATCCTGGGGCAGACCGGCAACCCCATCACGATTGCTCCGGCTAACAACACTGTTGAGCAGCGCAACGGCACCACCGCGCAGACGCTGCGCATCTACAACACCTACACCAACTCCAGCAATTACGAACGCGCGACGCTGAGCTGGAGCAGCAACACCTTCTCTCTCGCCACCGAGTACGCCGGTACCGCCAGCGCACGCTCGCTGGTCCTTGCTGCTGCTAACCAACTGTTCCTCCGTGCGGGTGGTACGAGCGGCTGGCTGGTGAGCACCGGCATGCTGCTAGCGGAGGTTGACAATACCTACGACATCGGGGCCTCCGGGGCCACTCGACCGCGCGACATCTATGTGGCGGGTCGCGTCTTCGTGGGCGCTCCGCAACCGGGTGCTCTCGCAGGCGACCTCAGCGTCTCCCGTACGACTGCTTCCGGAGTTATTTACTTCGGGACGAATGGCCTCAGCTTCCTCCAGCTGAACGCGGGAAATTTCAACTTCGGCGGCGGTGGCATCCGCTTCCAGACCGACAACACGTACGACATCGGTGCCGCTGGTACGAGCCGGCCCAGGAACGAGTACCTGGCCGGAACACTCAGTCTGGGCACCAACGCCACGCCGCCAACAGCCAGGGCAGTCCCAAACGCAACGACCGGGCTGTTACTGGAGTCGCCCGGCTTGTCCGCGCAGATGGCCGGCAAGACCGGCGGGACAGTGGGGGGCAACGCCTACTGGGACGGTACGAACTGGCAGCGGTACGACGTGGCGCAGCCGGCGATGCACCTGGCGGTGGGTCAGGGGGCGCTGTCGATCAACTACGCACCAGCGGGTGCCAACCCGATTTCCGCCTGGACGCAGCGGATCGGCATCGACGCCACCGGCACGGTGACGTTGCCGGCGGGTACCGCGCAGCAGGCGCTGGGCCAATACGTGGGTGCTCCCACCTTCTCGGTCTCGGCTGTGAACGCATGGACCGAGACGCCGGTCAAAGTGACCATCACCTCGACCGGGGCGCTGCTGCGGATCGAATACTCCACGTGCTGGAAGCACTCGGCGGCGAATGCCACGTGTCAGATCGGTCTTGGCTTCGATGGAACAGTCAGCATTGGCCTGCTGGAAACAACTCAGGCGCTCGCAACTGCCTCCATACCCTACAGCGGGGTGTATTACACGACCCTCGCCGCAGGCAGTCACACTGTCGCGATTTTCATGATCAACAACTCGACCGGCACCCTGTCGATTGATAACGGCATCAACTCCACCATCTACGTGACGGAGCAACGCTGTTGAGCTTGCTCAGTTCGCGCCGCAGACCGTGGCCGTTCCACATGCGTATCGGCTCGATCCTGGGCGCAGTCACCGATCGCCAGGGGTACATGCTCATCGCGAACGATCAGGGCCTCCTGGTGGGGCGCAAGCAGCAGATGCTCGACGGCGTGGTGCCGAGCGTGCAGGAGTACGGCTCGGCGCCGGTCTATCGCGAGCGTACCTTTGCCCTGCGCCCCACGGGCGGCTACGGCGAGCGGGTGCAGTCCAGCTACGGCGACCGCCGCTATTACTGGGGCACCGACATCCAGGTGGATGGCGGCCTGATCGGCAAAGGTCCACTGCTGCATCCCGTTGCTGCATCGACGCCGCCCAGCAATGTTGCCTTTGGCGTGGTGCGGTTTCTCGATGCTCCAAATGGCAGCGGCGGGATCGATCAGCTGATCCTCTCGGGCACTGCTGCGTACCGCCGCACGGACGATACCAACGCTGGCCAGACCGTCGCGCGCATGCACACCCAGGCCTGGCTGGACGGGGTGATCTTCCAGGGCGGCTTCTCAGGTGCCGGGCCGTATCTGTACGCGGCCGATGCCGCTGGGGGCTTGTGGGAGCGCACGCCGGCCAATACCTGGACGCAATGTACGCTGCCGAGTGGCTTTCTGGCCTATCGCGTGGAGGTGGTCGGGACGGAGCTCTGGGCGGCCGACGTGAATGCCTCGGTTATCCGCAAGGTGACCTCCGATCCGAAGGTCGCGGGCAACTGGTCGGGTCCGTTCTTCGTCGGCGACCCGTCGGTCAGGATCAGCGCGCTGCGCCAGACCGGCACCCAGCTGTACATCTTCAAAGAGGACGGCACTGTTTTCTCGATCAACTCGGACGGCTCGACCAACGACCTGTTTCCGGGCCTGACGAGCCCGATCAATGCTGACAACGGACGGCGTGCCGCGGCCTGGCTGAACGCGATCTGGTTCCGCGCGGGGCCGACCTTCTATCGACTGGACGTGCCCGGCAACCAGCTCACGCCGACCGGGCCGGGCAAGCTGCTCGAGAACGCCTCACCCGTTCGGGGTGACGTACAGGTGTTCTGCGGGTGGGGCGGCTACCGTGCGTATCTGGTGCTCTGGAACAGCATCACGTCGACGAGCTACCTGATGACGTACGGCAACTGGGAGCCGCACGTCACTGATGCGGGCACCCAGTTCAGCTTCGATGACCAGTACGACGGCTCGCTGGCACACTGGGTCGGTCGCAAGGCGACGGCGCTCGGTATCTCGGGCGCCACTGGCCAGGACCGGCTGTACGTCGGCTTCGATGACGGCAAGTGGGACTGGATCAAGCTGGTGCGTTCGCCGCTCGCCTCGGACTCGGGTGCGGAGTTCGTCACGGGCCCGTCCGAGCTCGTCTTCCCGCTCCATACGGCGATGTTCGACGCCGACCTGAAGCACTGGCTCGGGTTCTCGTGCTTTGGACCGGTGATGCGCCCGGGCGATGAGGTGAGCCTGTACTACCGCATCATGGCGAGTGCCGGTGCGCCGCCGACGGACCCCACCGGCGACTGGCTGTTCCTGGGCGAATTCACCTCGAACGGGCAGCGCATCGACACGCCACCGAATCTGGTCGGCAACGCGCTGTCGCTGAAGGTGTCGTTGTCGAACACGAACAACACCGACACCCCGGTGATCGAGGTGATCGCGTACCACGAGCGGGTGGTGCCCGCGTTCAAACGCGACCTGACCATGACGGTGGATGGCCGTTCGGTCATCGCGCGTCTGGACGGAGCTGCCTACCGTCCCAATCCTGAGGACGTCCACCAGGCCATGCTCGGCTATGCCGCGGCCCCCGGCAGTCTGGCGATCGAGCTGCCTGACGAGACGGTCAACGAGATCGCGCTGTTCGGCTACTCGGAGCGGATGCTGCCGATGCAGTCCGGTGGCGGACACGGCTGGGCGATGGACCTGCAGGCGACGCAATTCCGCATCCTGACCGTGTACGGCATCATCCAGCGATTGAGGGGAACGCGCATTGGCGATCTGCGCGGCTACAAGATCAGCGCTTTGAGGGCACTATGAGCGATCTCACCGCAGAGCTGAACCTGGCGCTCGCCGTGGACGGCGACGATACCGCCGACTACCTGACCACCACTGGCGGCTTGCGTGGGTCGTTGAGCACCATCGACGGGCTGTTCAACGCGAGCACCGGTCACAACCACAACGGCGCGCACCAGGGCGGCTCGATCACGACGCTCAACCTGTCGGGAGCGATCACGGTCGGCGGCCTGGCAACGCTCAACAGCGTGGACGTCACCACGACCTCGCACCTCCGCGGGGCAGTGACGCTGGACAGCACGCTCAGTGTGGCCGGCGCAACGACGCTCGCGGGCGTCACGATCAACGGCACCCTGAACCCCAGCACGACGCTGACTGTTGGCCTGGATCTCGCGGTCGGACGCAACGAGACAGTGGCTGGCACCCTGACCGTCTCGGGCGCCACGAACATGGCCAATGTCGGCATGAGCGGCGCGCTCAGCGTGACAGGCTCGGTGACCGTCGGCGGCAACCTCAACGGTGCGGACATCTACGCGAATCGTGGCAACGGCAGCGGCTACTTCTTCATGGTCAACGGCAGCCATTACATTGGCTTCGACGGGACTAACTACCAGCTGCCGTCAGCGCCGCTGTACGTGAACAGCTCGCGGGTGGTGACCGAGGCGTATGGCGGCGCGGTAGCGTGGCAAGCTGCGCAGAACCTGCCGTCGCTCAGCAAGCACCAGGGCTTCAACATCCTGGGCACGGTCGCCAACGCCAACGACTGGCTGGTGGACTACGGCGGCAGCCCCCTGGTCGCGGTGCCGAACGGCGGTCTGGCAAACCAGGCGTACTCATTCAACCGTGCCTTTGCCGCACCGCCCTTCGTCATCGTCAGCATCGGCTTTTTCAGCGGCTCGGTGAACACGCTGCACCTCGTGCAGGTCGCCGCCCACAACGTCACCGCCAGCGGGTTGCAGATCGACTTCGGCAACAACACCGGTGGCCAGCAGTCAATCGTCGCCAACTGGATCGCGATCGGACGCTAGGAGGACACATGGCAGAGATCGAGATTGTCGAGAACGGCACGTTGGGGTCGCCGCAGCCGCCCATCCTGCCGCCGCTGGAGCTCCACCCCGAGCAGCGGCTGGGCGGCGGGGCGCTGCGGCGTCTGTCGCGTCTCCAGGCGCGCGTGGACGGGGCGACCGAGGTCGCGCAGGCCGGGATCAACGCACATACCGCTGTCCGTCAGACGTACGAGCAGGCGTTCCTGGCAGCGTGTGAGGACGCGCAGATTTTCGTGCCGCCGGGACCGCACGACGTGGACATCGACTGGGGCACTGGCGAGGTGCGCTTCATCCTGAAGAGGGACGCATGACCGACTTCAACGTGGGTCCGGGTGTCGCGGACGCCATCGCCGTCGACGGTGGAGAAGCTCGCAGCGATGAGCGCTACATCATCCTCACCGAAGGCGACCGGGTGAGCATGACCATGGCCACCACCGGCGTGTACTACTGGTACGAACGCGACAACAAGACGAACAGGACGCCCTTTCCTTAGCGCGGCTCCCCCGGACGAGGGACTCACCTGGGACGCCTGGGCCAGCATGCCTGGGCAGCTCTACGACTGGACATGCAGTGCCTGCTCGCTCGAATGGGTCAAACGCGCCACCGGCGTGTTCCCCACAGACGACATCTACGGTAGCCGCGAGACGACCGTGTACGAGATCGGTTACCCCGACAACATCAACGCCCAGTACGGACTCATGGACGGCAGCGGGGCGGAGCTCCAGCGCGTGCTGAAGGACATCTATGGGCTTGACTCGGGACAGGGCTGGCTGGACTTCGACACCACGTATGACCTCGCTCGGGAGACCACGGGCATGCTGTCGGGGCAGGCCTGGTATCACTGGGTGGCGATCCGCGGCGTGCAGGGCCAGAACCTGTGGATTGCGAATTCCGCACCCAACTACATGGGTGTGACCGATGTCCTCTCCCGATCCGACTTCTCTCGACTCGGCCCCTTCAGCGTCGTCTACCTCGTCTGACGAACGCGACTCTGGGATGAGCATCTCGGTGTCGATCTCGATCGGCTATAGCCGACGTCGGCCCGATACGCTCGGCGATCGCTGGGAGGCGCGCCTGGACAGCATCGGCCTGCTGGTGGTCGGCGGTATCGTCGTGCTCGCCGTAGTCATCATCTTGTTGCCGCGCCTGCTGACGTGGCTGGGGAGTTTGTGATGCAGATTGCTATGCCCGCCATCACCATCGGCTGGATCATCGCGCTCCTGGTGCTGATCCTGGCGATAGTCTTCATTGTCGTGGGTCAGGTGCCGCTCATCATCGGAGCGCTGATCGGGGGCGTCGCCCTGTCGAGGTTGCTCTAACGGCACGAATAAGTGATTGGCGATCTCGGCCCAGCGCTGCTCACCGAGTGGCGGCTGCTCGTCAGGAAGATCGGGCGGTTTGCTAGAGCTAAGCCCCATTAGGTTTCTCAGCAGTATCGATTTCGAATTCGTACAGATGCGCGTCGCATAGCGCCATCAATGAAAGGGTGCCGTTGAAGACGGGCGGGATGAGATGCACAGTCCACACAGCTGGATTGGGGCATCCCTTGTTCCAGCATGTGCCGGTACGCCCATCCGGGAATGGCTCAATCCTGGTCCGTAGCTCGGTCATGGCAGCCTCATCGGGTACGGCTCGACGTACTTGCGCTGGCCGCAGCCGTCGCAGCGGAAGCACACGTACAGTAGGCCGTCTTCGGAATAGAAGGTCTCGGGTCGGCCCAGGTTCCAGCCGATCAGGTGAGCGACTCGGTGGCGGAGCCAGTTCATGGGGTGCCTCTCCTCTCTTCGAGTATAGGTACCCGCACGAAAAAGCCCCCGATCCGAAGATCGAGGGCCGCAGAGTGAGGATTGGCACCCAAACACACTGCAAATCCGAGTATGGCTCATCCGGCAGCTTCCTTCCAGCCCTTCTTGCCGCCGCGCGCGGGCGAATCCGGTAAGGTGAGCTCAACCAGCACCAGCGTCTCTTGAGTAGCGAATGACACTTTGTGACCTAACTGTGGATCATTCACCAATTCCACAGGCTGAGCTTCTACGTTGCGCAGGCTGCCCATCAACTGTTCGACGTCGCCGCCCATTACCAGACAGCAGCGCAGGCTCGAGCGTCCGTCGACGGTACGCACCTCGATACGTTTGACTACCGCCTGGATCAGCGTGCGCTTGGCGTCGGTGTCGTTGTTCGCCTCGATGACGTCCAGCTCTTCGCGCAGGTCGGCGATGGTGTGCTCGCTCTGCTGGGCGTTGAGCTCGTCATAGCTGAGCCCGCGGATCTGCATCTCGAGCGCGTCGCGCTGCTGCTCGAGCGTCTTCTTGCGGGCGTGCAGGTCGCGTGTGCGCGCCGCGGCAGAGTCCCAGTCGCGCAGCCCTTCCTCGGCTGAGCGGCGGACGTTCTCGGTCTCGGTGGTGAGCCGCTGCATCTGTTCGACGACCGTGGTCAATTCGCCCCGCAGGCGGGCGATCAGGTCCGGCCGAGACGTGTCTGCCTGAGCCATCACCTCGCCAGGGTTCAGCACGAACTGCTTGACCAGGCTCCACACCACGTCTTCGACGTCGCCGACGCGGATCATCTTGGCGGTGCAGCCGTGTCGCTGGCTGTTCGTCAGCGACTTCAAGGTGCGCGTGCAGTAGTAGTAGGCGTACGCCTTGTCGTACTTGTGGCGCTTCTCGATCCGTCCGGCGAACTTGCGCCCGCACAGTCCTTCGATCTTGGTGCGGCGGCCCCACGGACCGCTGCCGTCCTCGAGCCAGATCGGCTCGTGGTCGTACGGCTCGCAGCACAGCAGCAGGCCGCTCAGCAGGTACGGGTAGTGGCGCACGTGGCCCGCGTTGCGGCGATTCGCGAGGAGCTGCTCCTGCGCTTTCTGCCACGTCTCGGGCGTGACGATGGCGGGCGGCAGGTTGCGCTGGGCAGCCGTCCACTCGCCGCGGGCGCTGGAGATGCCGCCCTCGCCCTTGTAGCGGCGGTTGTGGAGGATCCAGCCGATGCGACGCTCGGACAGGCCCGTGCGCTGGGCTTCCTTCCACGTGGTAGAGCCGCGTAGGGCGACGTTGTCGAAGATCGACTGGACCATGCGGTACGCCATCTCGCCGGTCTTTTCCATGAGCGTCTCGTCGACGACCAGATAGCCGTCTTCATCAGTCGTCATGCCGAATGTCTTGCGACCACCCACCCATTTGCCCTCCGATGCTTTCTGGTGTTTGCCGCTCGTGGTGCGCTCGAGGATCGTTTCGCGCTCCCACTCGGCGATGCTGGCCAGGATCGTGAAGACCAGGCGACCCGTGCCGGTCGAGGTGTCGATCGACGGGTCCATGCACATGAGCGAGACGCCGTGACGCCGCAGCCACGCCTCGATGTCGATGAGGATCTGCAGCTTGCGGGCGAGGCGGTCGAGCTTGGTGATCCACACCTGATTGATCTCGCGGGTGTGGTGGCAGTCGCCGTCGCAGTCGATCGACACGCGCGGGCAGATGCGCTCCATGAGCTTGCGGCCCTCGGGTCGCTCCTCGAGCGCCAGCGTGCCGCTGATGCCGTTGTCGTAGAAGGCGCCGCCGAGTTTCAGCTGGTCGCGCAGCGGCAGGTCGGGGTTGGTGCGGACGGCGATGGTGCCTTCGAGCTTGGTGACCTGGACCTGGATCGTCTCAGCGTCGCGCTGGAGATCGGTCGAGACGCGGCCATAGGCGAGGACGGTCTGAACAGCCTGGATGACGGTGAGCGGATACGCAGGCGAACGCGGTCGTTTGGGTGCCATATTTGCGTACTGTACTACATCTTGATCGACTGGGCCATCTTGCCGGCTTCTGCATTTCGTGCGCGGCGCTCGTCGACGCGTTTGAGCAGGAACTTGATCGCTTCCAGGTACTGCGCGCGGGCCTCGGGCGAGGTGTCGATCTCGAGCTCGAAGAACGGTGGCGGGTCGGGCGTGCGTGGCATGCCCGAGAGCGTCCCGCAGGCGGCTCGTCAGCGCTTGTCAGGCTGATCGTCACAATCGGCGAAAGGAGTATGGCCGGGTGTTGCGGATCCGTTAACCTTGCGCGCAACCTTCCTTCTGGGGAATGGATGACAAGCCGGTGACGAACGGTGATGAATCGGAGGGTGCATAATTAGAACGTACGATCCAGTGCCGTCCCGGAGAGTAGCGCGGCGGCTGGACAAGCGCTCGCTAACCGAATATGACCCGCAGGGAGGCCGCGTCGTAATGCCGTAGGCGGGAACCGGTGGCGTTGTTTGGGAGTCACCTCTGCGGGGGCAGTTATCTCTGTGAAGGGAACCCCTTTGTGGAGTTGCACCAGTCAACCCTGTTTCCAGAATTGAGGCCTGCTTACTCTCCCAGAGAGTTTGCCGCGATGCGTCTGGCCCTGGCCGAGCACACCCGAAAAGCCGTCGATCGCGGCTGGGAGTGCGCGCTGCATCACTACAAGCACACGAAGGCGCGACTCGAGCGCGAAGACCTGCGCCAGCTCCTGCTGGCTCTCTACAACGATTCGCCACGGAGTCTCAGCGCCTTTGATCGCGCCCACCGCATCTGTCCGCTGCTGCTGCCGTGGCCGATCCAGTACGGCCAGCGGCCACCGTGGGAAGGTGGCGACATCGATGACACTCCTATCGATCCCAGGCCAGTTGACCTGCGCGATTACCAGGGTGAGATCTCGAGCGGCCAGCTGGTGCTTGGCGAGGACGGGCCAACCGTGGACGGCAAGCCAGTGCGGCTCGAGGTGGTCAAAGGCGTGGTGCGCGTGCTCGGCACCACGTTCACCGGGGTTGCCGCGACTTTCTCGGCGATCGCCATCGCTGACGGCATGGACGGCACGATCGACCAGACAATCCACTGGTGCAGGGTCGTGCTGGCCGGCCTGGCGCCCCACCTGACGATCTGACTGACGAACGCTGACGAAGGGCGCGTGCGCACACTGCGCACATGCCCGCTGTCAAACCCATTTTCACCGAGTACGACCTCGGGAGCGCCGGGTGGAGGACGCTGCACGAGCTCGCTCGACAGCGGCGACGAACTCCCAAGGACCAGGCGCGCCAACTTGTCCTGTTCGCGCTCGATCGAGCGCTCGCCGGCGAAGACGTTGAGCTGAGCCAGCGCGCGCTCGAGATCCTGCTGAGGGACGACCGCACGCTCGAGGACGTGGCGTAATGCCAGTTACGCCGGCCGCCCAGGCAGACGAAGTGCTAGAGAGCTACGGCATCCACGACTGTTGCTGCGACCACGTCGTCGAACAACTGGCAGCCATGCCAGTGTCGACGGAAGAGGTGCGCCGCGGCGTCGTACGCGACCGCTACTACCTGTGCCCCCACCAGTGGCTGACGCCGCTCGAGGTGTACCTGGGGACGCTGCAATGAAGTTTCCAGTCCACGACCTGGAAATCACGTGTGCCGTGCTCTTTGACAAGTGGTGTGCTGAAGAACTCGTGGATCCACGGTTGCGCGAAATTCTCGAGGAGGCTTTCGTGAACGGCTTCCTTGCGCGCGACGCGCTCGAGTACGCAACGAAGCAGGAGGATGCCGCGTAATGGCGCGCGGTGTCGCGCTGGTGGCGTTCGGCATCGTCGTCGGCATGGTTGTCGGCGCCGCGCTGGGCATCCGCGCGGCAGACGAATCTGACATGGGCACTGGTAGCGCCGACCTGACAGGTGTGGACGGAAACGGCGAGGCGAACGGTAGCGCCAGTGCCGTACCGGACCTGACGGTGGGGAGCGCTATCAGTGCCCAGGTGTGGGATCGGCTCGCGGCGTGCGAGTCGAACTCGCGCTGGCACATCGCCACCGGCAACGGCTACTTCGGCGGCTTGCAATTCGACCGCGGCACGTGGCTGGCGTACGGCGGCGGCCTGTACGCCGCGCGCGCGGACTATGCCAGTCGCGAGCAGCAGATCAGCATCGCCGAGAAGGTGCATGCTGTGCGCGGCTTCCAGCCGTGGCCGGCCTGTTCCAGGCTGTTGGGGTTGCGGTGAGCATCCTGCTGCCGCCGGGCGTCAAGCGTGCCTGCGGACGCGATCTCTGGCCGACACCCGACACGCTCAAGCTCAAGGACGGAGCGCTCCTGAAATTCGACAGCTGGATCTCGATCGCCGGTATGTCCGGCAAACGCTATCGCGGTCCGCGCGACCTGTGCGTCATTGTCTCGCTGGACGACCGTGGCGAGCCGTGGGGCGTCATGTTGCACATGAGCCTCAGCTTGCCGCGCGGCTACCCGGATTGGGATCTGATCTACGCCGTCACGCGTGCCGTGTTCGGCGAAGAGATCGACACGATGATGCCCATTCCGCGCGAGGAGGCGTTTATTCACGGCGCCGTCGAGGCGCAGCGACGCGGCAAGGCGCGTCAGGTATTTCACGTGGTTGAGATGCCGCAAGCGTGGCAATCCGAAGAGCCATGGTGAAGATGGATTCCGAGCGCTTTCTGAAATCCCACCGCGCGATGCACGAACGCGCGGTGCGCATGCGGCACACGGTGATCGTGCTCACCTGGGCCGCACTGTTCGCGATGTTCATCATCGCGGCCGTCATCCTCTGGCGCTGAAGGACTCGACAGTAGCGCCGCGGCGCCTTGTACCGCGGAGGGCAGGAATCCCCAATGCTTACGGAAACGCGTCATTCGCTGTTTCTGCAACTGACGGCCATTCACAGCAATGTAGCTGTGCTGCTGAATCCTCACCACATCGTGTTCGCCGAGCCGATATTTCGAGAAGCTCCGTCCAAAACCAAACGTGACGGGTTTTACGACGCCGGTCCACAGAAGACTGTTGAGTCAGGTACACAATTCCAGCTGAGTAACGGACGGCTGCTGCTCGTGAATGAGAAGCTCGATGAGATCCTCGAGCAGCTCGGGGAGAACATCTGATGCCGCAAGCCCCTGACGCCACGTTCGCGCCCGACGTCGAGATCGACGACAGCAAGAAATGGATTCTGAAGCTGGTCGGTATGGAAGAGCAGCCGTCGCGTTACCGCGACAAGCGTAAGGACGCGATGATGCTCGTCTTCAAATGGCTGGTGTACGGCCTCGAAGACGGCGTGGCGGTGGAGGACAACAACACCGGCGAGCCGTTCGAATTGTGGCAATTCACCGGTGATGCGACGTATGACAATCCGAAGTCCAACAAGATCGCACCGGCGCGCGAAGTAGCAAATGCTCTGATGGGGCACCGTCTTACCGACGACGAGGTGCGTGAAATGAATGACGACGGTTGGGAAGAAACGCTCATGAACCGCATGTGCGTCGCCGACCTGGAGTGGTACTCCGACCAGAACGGCACCCAGAAGCTGCGCGTGCTGCGCCAGAAGCCGTACGTGAAGCCGGAGCGCAAGAAGGCTGCCGCCGGGCGCCGCCTCGATGACGACGAGCAACCTGCCGAGTGAGTCGTTACCTGCTCGTGGAGCTCCACAGCGACCTGGAGCACTTGCCTGACGAGCCCCGACAGACCACCCGCTCGGCGGTCTTTCGGGGCATCGCCCATATGCCCGGTGTCAAGTGCGTCGCCGACGTCGAGTTGATCGACCGCCAGTCGCTCGACCAGTGGCTGCTGCCCGAGCAGTACGCCGAGCAGCTGCGCCTGTTCACCCAGCCGAAACGTGCCCGCAAAGCGCAAGCCTGACCTGGCACAGCCGCCGCTGGAGGGCCGCACGTTTCGGCGGCTGATCGACGGCACGCTGACCGAAAAGCAGTGGCAGCAGCAGGTCGAGCGCGCGCTGGACCTGCACGGCTGGTGGTGGATGCACGTGCCGGCCAACGTGATCATTTGCCAGCGCTGCGGACAGCGCAACTACCGCGGCATCAAACGCGGCTTCCCCGACCTGCTCGCCGTCAAGCCGCCCCACATCCGCTGGATTGAGCTCAAGCGCGAACGCGGGCGGCTCGATCCAGACCAGATCCGCGTGCATGCCATGCTGCGCGCCTGCGGCCAGGTGGTGCTCCACGCACGGCCGCGCGACCGTGAGCAGCTGTTCCGCGCGATTGCCCATCCCGAGGAGGAATCTGATGGCTCCCAATGACGTGGTGTTCAGCCGCGATGCCCAGCGGCCGTTCAGCTGCTGGGTGGCGTATCCGAATGAGATGGCGTTCGTCCACGACGACGACAACGAGACCTATCACAACCGCGGCGGCTGGTGGCGCACGCCCTGGCGCGGCACCGAAGCGGACGTGCTCGCGCTCGGCCGGACGCCGATCCATACCGTAAAAGCAAAGTCAAAAACCTGACGAGCCGGCTGACGATCAGTGACGAAGCGGCCCGCGCACACTGCGCGGAATGACTGTCACCGACGTCAGCCCCCTCGGTGCGGCAGCGCTGCTCTATGCCGCGCTCGAGTGGCCTGTCATTCCGTTGCACAGCCCCGACGTCCACGGGGTGTGCGACTGCCGCCAGCCGGACGCTGGCGATCCCGAGAAGCATCCGATCGGCAAACATCCGCGCACCAGGCACGGGCTTGCGGATGCCACGTGCAATACCGAAACCATCCGCAGGTGGTGGGGTATGTGGCCTCACGCGAATGTCGGGATCGACCTCGCACGGGCCGGCCTGGTCGACGTCGCACCGGACTCGCTGGAGTGGTTCGCGGAATTCACCGCCCGCGGACTGCCGCCGACCTTACGTTACGCCTCGGGCGGCGGCGAGGGCCACGTCCACCACCTGTACCTGCGGCCCGAGGGCTGCGCCGCGTACCGCGACACGCACAGCGGCGAGTACGACGTGCTGAGCGCCGGCTACGCGGTGGCACCGCCGTCGGTGCATCGCAGCCGTCGGCCGTATACGTGGCTGCACCCGTCCGACGGCGTGCTGCTGAACACGGCGACCGTGGCGGCGCCCGACTGGGTGGTCGGCATGCTGAACGCGCGCGTCCGCGGCAAGCAGGCGCGGACAGACCAGGAGCAGGTCGGCGATCCACCTGTCGACCTGCACGGCGAGGCGCTCGAGCGATGGCACGGGCGCCTTTTTGCGGTCAGGCCGGACGGCAGGGTCAATCGCTCCGACAGCCTGTGGTACCTCGCCGTCGGCCTGCTCGACGCGGGCTGCCGTCCGGCGTTCGTGGAGCAGCTGCTGGCTGAGACCGACGTGCGGCTGGGCTGGACAAAGTTCTCCGGGCGCCGCGACGCGCTCGAGCGCTACCGCGTCATCGTCGAGCACGCGGTCGCCGGGCGCGGTCCCGGACCGGTGCGGATCAGGTCGCAGCGCGTCGCCACCACTGATCAACTCGACCTGTTTCTGACGGCGGCCCAGCTGGCGGAGGTCGAGGACGAGGAGATCCGCTGGTACGCTTTCGGCTACCTCGCTGGCGGGCTGGTGACAGAGCTCGACGGCAAGGTGAAGCAGGCCGGCAAGAGCACCTTCGTGTCGGCGCTGTGCCGCTGCATTCTCGAAGGCGAGCCGTGGCTCGACCAGGCGACGCGCTATGCGCCGATCGTGTACCTGACCGAGCAGAGCGCGCCGTCGTTCAAGCGGAATTTGAAGCGCAGCGGGCTGCTCGGCCGCAGCGACTTCCACATCCTGCTGTGGAGCAAGGTGCGCGGCTGGAAGTGGGAGGACGTGGTCACCCTGGCCCGCCGCAAGTGCGCCGCAGTGGGCGCCGGTATCCTGATCGTGGACACCCTCGGCCAGTTTTCGGGCGTACGCGGCGACGGCGAGAACTCGAGCGGCAACGCGCTGGTGGTGATGGAGCCGCTGCAAGCGGCTGCCGCCGACGGGCTGGCGGTGCTGGCCAGCCGCCACGACCGCAAGAGCGGCGGCGACGTCGGCGACAGCGGGCGCGGCTCGTCGGCGTTCACGGGCGCGGTCGACGTCGTGCTGCACCTGCAGCGCGTGCCGGGCGATCGCGCGGGCAAGGAGCGCCAGCGGCTGCTCGAGGCGATCTCGCGTTTCGAGGAGACCCCCGAGCAGACGCTGGTGGAGCTGAACGAGGATGAGCCATTCAGCTACCGCGCCATCGGCGACGTCGAGCAGGTGCGCTCGGTGCGGCTGCGCCAGGAGATCCTGGCGAACCTGTCGGTGGATCCCGACCTGGGCATGACCATCAGCGACCTGCGCGAGCTGTTGTCCTGCGACCGCAGCGCGCTGTCGAAGGCGCTCTGGGAGTTGATGAAGGATCGGCTCATCTGGCGCACCGGCGCGGGCAAAAACGGCGACCCCTACAAGTACTGTTTGCGCCCCCAGCAGGAGGCCGACGATGACGAGTAGCCCCCCATTTAAACCCGTATTCCGTATTGACCCTATAGATGAATACGGAATACGGGTTTACTGGCCCCCCAAAGTGGTCTGGGCGCGCGAGGCCGGCTGGCTGCGGGTGCGCGACCCGTGGGGCACCTGGCACGAGCTCCCGGCCCGCGAAGCGCCTGCCGGCTACCCGCGTCTGGCGAGCGAGGCGAAGCGGCGATGAAGGCGGTCAGCCTGTTCAGCGGCGTGGGCGGCTTCGAGCTCGGTTTCGAGCGGGCGGGCATCGAGACGGTGCTCCAGGTGGAGAAAGATCCGTGGTGCCTGAGCGTGCTCGAGCGCCACTGGCAGGAGGTCGAGCGAGTTGACGACGTACGCAAAGTGGACGCGGCCGCATGGGCCGGACGACGCCGAGACGTGGTCGGAGAGCGAGACGGCGCCGACGGTGAACGGCTGGGAGGAACGCCACGAGGTGCCGCCGGTGTTGATCTCGTCTATGGCGGATTCCCCTGCCAGGATCTCAGCGTGGCCGGTCGGCGGCGCGGTTTTCGGGGCGAGCGCAGCAGTCTCTGGTTTGAGTTCGAGCGGGTGCTGTCCGAGCTGCGGCCACGCTGGGCAGTCGTTGAGAATGTTCCCGGACTGCTTAGCTCCGACTACGGCCGAGACTTCCACCGAGTACTTCTGGGCCTGGGGCAGCTCGGGTATGGTGTCGCCTGGCGAGTACTGGACGCGCGATTCTTCGGAGTCCCCCAGCGGCGCCGTCGCGTGTTCATTGTCGGCTGTCTTGGAGACGCGCAGCGTGCCGCGCAGGTACTGGCTGTCTGCGAAAGCTGCGGCGGGTATCCTCAGGCGCGCGGCGAAGCGCGAGAAGACGTTGCCCCGACGCTTGATGACGGCGCTCGTAGAGCTGGCGTCGACCTGCCGATGATCGCCTTCGGCGGCGGCAACAACACGAGCGGCGAGATCGACGTCGCGTCGGCGCGCTCGAGCCGAGCGAACCGCTTCGACTTCGACACGGACACCTTCCTGGTCGCGGCGCCGGTGCGCGCGAGCGACGGTCACCACGGCCATTCGTCTGGCCGTGGTGACGGAGCCGACAACTTCGTCGTGCAGCAGGGCGTGCGGCGCCTGACGCCGCTCGAGTGCGAGCGGCTGATGGGCTTCCCGGACGATCACACGCGCTACGCGGCCGACGGCAAAGAGATTCCTGACAGCCACCGCTACCGCATGTGCGGCAACGGCGTGGTGGCGCCGGTCGCCGAGTGGCTGGGCCATCGACTGGTGGAGGTCGACCGATGGCCGTGATGCCGCACTGGAGTGCCACGCGCTTTATGACTTGGGATCAGTGCCCCGGCGAATTCAAGGCGCGCTACGTGGACGGGCAGAAAGTGCAGGTGACCGAGGCGATGGCGTTCGGCCAGGCGATGCACCTGGGGCTTGAGGCGCACTTCCACGGCGACGACGGCATCCGCGCTTTCCGCGCGGCGTGGAAGTCGTTTATCGCCGAGCTGCCGAGCGTCGATCCGAACCTGACGCGCGTCGGCATGGACCTGTTCGAGCAGGTCGTCGAGCTCGATCTGCACGGCGTGCCCGAGCGCGGCTTCTCCATCGACACCAACGACACGCTCCTGGCGCCCATCGTCGGCGCCATCGACCTGTGGGGCGCCGACGGGGTGACGTACGACTTCAAGACCACGCGCGGCGCGTGGTCGCAGGAGCGCGCGCAGAAAGAGGTGTGGCAGCCGGTGCTGTACACCTGGGCGCGCTGGCTGGAGGAGCCGGAGTACGGCGGCGACTTCGAGTACGTGGTCCTCAACCGCCTGACCGGCCAGCTGCAGCGCTTCCGCCGCGACTGGAGCGCGGACGACATCAACGTGCAGATGAACGCGGCGTGGGAGCGCATGCGCGCTATCGCCGACGACGTGGCGGCGGACCGCTACGTGTGCGCTGGGAAACACGGCTTCTGTCCCGAGTGCGGCGACCGCTGGGCCCACGAGCACGTGTGCGACCAGGCCGCGCGGGCCGGCATGCGGATCCGGCTGTGAGAATCGATTCTCTGGGCCGGGCAATGCCGGACCGCGTGGTGGACCGCACGCTGGTGCTGACCGAGGCAGGCCGTCGCTGGCTGGCGATGGAGTGGCTGGGTCTGGTCGAGACGGAGGACGACGACCTGCGCTGCCGCAACGGGCACCGGCTGCGCAGTCCGCGCGGGTACTGTTCGGCGTGCTCGATTCTGAATCAGCGGAGGGACGCGTGAAGCACTACCTGAAGCCGCAGTGCAAACACAAATGCCGCTTCGTCCAGGTGACGGAGGAGCTCTGGTTATGCCCGCACGCCGCGTACGGCGCCGCCTCCTACTTGAGCGGCGCGATCGCCGACGCACGCGCCTTGCTCGAGCGGGCCGGCGGGTACGACGCCGTGCTCAAACGCATCGTCGAGCGCGAAGAGGAGCAACGGGCCGCGGCGCGCGAGCGCACCCAGTCGAAGTCGCGGCGCCTGGCGGAATCCGTCCGCTACGAGTGACGCGGGCATGCCGGATCGGTCTGATTACGCGGCGCGTCGGATCACGGAAACAGTCGAACGCTGGGACGCGTGCGTGCTGTGTCAGCTGCGGCACGTGACGCCGGCGCTGCTCGCGTTGCGCCACCTGGGCGAGCCGTACGACACGGTCTGCAACGACTGTGCCGTGCGCGTGCTCCAGCTGGCGGAACACATGGCGCCGGTGGCGGTCGACCGTGGCGTCTAGCGTGTGGCACCGCGTGAAGTCGTCGGATCCGATCGCCCGCGCGTTGCGCGATCGGCATTACTCCACCAAACACCCCGGTGGACGCACGGTCGGGCCGCCCGGGCGTCGACTGGTACTCGTGTCCGACGACGAGCACGCGCTGTGGGTGACCCACTGGCCGGACTCGAAGCTGGTGCTGGATGGCATCGACGCGCTGCGCTGTACGGTCTTTCGCCGCGAGGGGCGGCGCCGCGAGCGTGCGTCGGTTCTGATCGCGGCCGCCATGACGCTGTCCGAGGCGCACTTCGGGCCAGCGCCGCAAGGCTGGCTGACGTACGTCGAGCCGTCGAAGGTACGCAGCCAGGAGCCGGGCTACTGTTTCAAGATGGCCGGCTTCGAGCTGGACGCGGCGTTCACGCACAGGCGGCTGATCCGGCTGCGCCGCGGGGCGGTGGGGGCGCACAGCGGCCCCCTGCTGCTGACGGGCGACAGGGGGCCGCTGGCGATCCCGGGGAGAACCGTGAGCGCCAGTCTACGCCAGCTGGCGCTCGAGTTCGCGTAGCGCCAGGTACAGGTACGGCGGCACGTTGTGGGTGCCGGCTTCCCAGCGCTGCACCGCCAGCCACGTGACGCCGAGGAGCTCCCCCAGCGCGCGCTGGCTCAGGTTGTGTTCGATGCGCCACTGGCGCAGGTCGGTGCGCGCGTCTTCGAGCGACAGCATCGTCATACGCGTGTCACCAGCCCACCGGATCGCCGGTGTGCCGCGGCTGCGGGTGGCGGCGCTGCCACAGCGCGCGGACGAGCTTCCACAGCAGCACGGGCGACCACAGGATCAGCCACGCCGCGGTGCTGAACGCGGCCCAGAACAGCAGGCTAGAGAGCGGGCTCATGGCTCGAGCCTGCGGAACGGAATCGGTTCGTCGTCGGTCGGCGTGACTTCGTGCGCGAACACGGTCACCTCGCGTCCGTCCGGCGTGCGGCAGACGAGCATCGGCTCGACGCGCAGCACGACCAGTCGCGTCTGTGCCGCGTCCAGGACTGCCACGACGGTGGTGCCCGGGCGCAGCACCTTCGGGTCGACGTAGCCCGGAATTTTGAACGCCGATTCTTCGAGCTGGGGTTGATCGTTCATGGGTGGGGTGCCTTGTCGTCGACGCCCGGCTGCCAGTCCCAGTACCCGGGGTGGGTGCGATCGAATTCGCGCGCGCGCTCGAATGCATCCGAGCGCAGGAATGCCGCGCGCTCGGCGCCGAGCACTTCGTCGCACGGGTGATCGCCGATGCCGTGGTCGGGATCGACGCACGGCGTTCGCGTGCTCGCTTCGTACATGGCGACGAGCCGGGCGAACACGTGGTTCACCACGTCGCGCTCGAACGGATCCGTGCGCGTCTCGACGTCAGCCTGTGTTTCGGCGATGAAGTCCGGCAGGTCGGCTGTCGGGATCGGCAGCCGGTCGTCGGCCGCGTCGTGCGGCGGCAGCGTGCCGGAGCGATCGCCGGGTTCGAGCTTGAGGCGTGCCTGGCAGAATGGGCAATGGGCAAACGGCAGAAACGTATCGAACGGACCGCGTTCGATGTCGGTTGCCCAGACAAGCGAGCCGGGGCACGTGAGTAGTGAAGGGGTGTACATGGGTGCCGATCCTCTCAGGCGCCGAGCCACGCCCGGGTGAGCGGGCCGGGCTCGCCGGGATCGGGCAGCGGATCCTCTTGCGGTGCGTAGCCTTCACAGTCGCACGGCTCGCCGCTGGCGCTGTTCACCCCGTCGCAGAATGCAGCCGGTTTGCGATCCGGATAGAAGGCGTGCGAGGCATACGGGTGATCGCACCATCGGCACGGGTCCGTGGCCTCGTCCGGGTCCGGTCCCTCACCGGTGTAGTGCCAGTGCTCGCGCGTGTCGACGCACTGTTCGGCGAAGTGGTGCCACGCGAAGATGTCCTCACCGCCCCGGCGGAGGGTGACGAAGTACTCGCCATCCTCATCCGGTCCGTCGAGATGCCATTCGCTCCCGGGGATATTGCCCGTACCGAACAGGCCGGAATGCGCCTCCGTCGCGTTCACGGCGACCTGAGCCAGCGCATCCTGGCGGTCCGTGTGTGTAGAGACGCTGCCTTCGGGACTGTGCTCGCCGGCCTGTCGGCAGCCGACGTGCCAGTGGGGGAATGCCAGCGTGACGCCAGCGTAGCGGGGGAATTCGATGTGTTCCATTGGGTACCAATCCTCTGTGTGGCTCAGGCCGCGCGGCGGCAGTGCGCGACGCGGCAGGCGAAACAAACTTCCAGGTGACGCGTGACGCGCGTCCAGACGTGCATGGGTGCCGATCCTCTGTGGGTGAACGCTCCGGGCCTACGCGGCCCGGGCAATGGCGTAGTGGTCGACGTCACACGCGGCGTTCGGATCCGTGGTCGAGCACGCGACGTCGCGTACGTCGACCACAAAGCCGCTTGTGTCGTGTTTGGCCGACTCGCCTTTGGCGCGCAGCCCGGCGATCACGTTCGGCGGGTCGAGAAAGCGCAGGTCGTCGGTGTCCGCGTCGATCACCCGGTAGCCGTGCCAGAACGCGGGCAGCGGATCCGCCGGGCGGCGACTGTGCTTTGTGCGCGCATTGAACACGACCGCCACATTGCCGCCGGCGGCGAGCACGCGAACGCAGTCCGCCTCATTGATTTCCGAACGCGAGAACGTCAGGTGGTAGTTGGCCGGGTGCTCGCCGGCGGCATTCGCCAGAGCACGCCGCACGTTCTTGGTGTAGTCGTAGAACTGAACATCCGGGAACGTTTCGAGCACGGTCCGGCCGTCGTTGAGCCGCAGCTTTTCCCACGGCAGGTCGGACGTTCCGTTGAGCCGGACGCACGGCGTCATTCCCTTGCGCCCGGCCCGGTCGATGTGGGATTGAATCTCGCGTACGAGCCGGGCATTGAACGCGAAGCGGCTAAAGCGAAACCATCGGGTGCGATTGATGCGCGCCGCCGGCACCTCCGGGTCAAACCCGCCGCGACCGGCCTTGTACAGGCAGACGTCACGGCAGCCATCGGACGCGTACTGGCAAACGTTGAGCACGCCGGACGCGTCCGAAGGTGCCAGATACAGCACAGCCGTCGCGTAATTGCGCAAGTGACCCTTGTCAGTCTTGGGGTTGTAGCCGTCGGGCGTCAGCAAATCGTGAAACGTGCCGATGTCGAGTGTTTCCATGATGGGTGCCAATCCTCAGAACTAGTCGTTGTTGTTGTGCGCCATGGCGTCGAGCATCGCGTTGTGCGGGCCGGAGCGCTCCGGGCCGATCCATCGGCACGGGCAGACAGCGCGCCACGTGCTGTCGACAAAGGCGACCTCGGCAGTGTGCCGGTCGAACGCCGTTGCTTCGTAGCACGTGCCGCAGGCCGGATCGTCACACGTGGCGTGCCACGCCACGGAAAACTCGGCCGCGTGCTCCACACACAGCGTGAGCGCCGGGCCAGAGCCGGTCTCGCACAGCAGTCCCGCGACCTGATCACAGTACTGATAGTCACAGCGCACGTGGCGCGGGTCGTTGAGCGGGAGACCGGCCGTCTCAAGCCGGGTGATGCGCGGATACGTATCGACGTCGTGGCCGGTGGTCTCAAAATGCCGCGTGGCGTCAGCCAACGTGTCACAGACGAACGCACACTCAACGTGGGTGCCACGTCCGTCGCCAGAGCAAATGTACTTGGGTGCCATGGGGAGCACTATATCGAATCGATATACAGAACACAAGGCATTCCGGCGTGACAGTGCCGTTACAGAGCTCCTAACGCGTTGTTAAATCGACGTACGATTGCGTGACAGCGAATACGGATTCGAGAATGCCAGGCATGGCTCAAGAACAAAATCCGGGCCAGACGACTACAAATCCAGTCGAACGCAGGTCGACCTACGGGCATGCTCGCGTTCAACAGACAGGACAGCCGCGCTCAACGTCAGGCCTGCCGCGCTCAACCCTTGCGCAGTCTACGCGGGCGAAACGTGCGTTTCTTGAGTCCTACGCCAGCTGGGCAAACGTTACTGCGGCATGTCAAGCAGCCGGTGTTGCGAGACGCAACATCTATTACTGGCAAGAGCACGACGAACAGTTTGCAGCTCAGTTCAAAGTTGCGGAATCGGCGGCGACCGAACGTCTCGAACGTGAGGCATGGCGCCGTGCGATAGAAGGCTCACCGTACGAGCGGACGTCGTACTGGCACGGGGAACCGGTCGGGACGGATCGTAAGGTCGAGTACTCCGACCAACTGCTGATGTTGCTCTTGCGCGCGCGGAAACCTGAGACCTACCGGGAAACAACCAATGTCAACGTGACGCAGGTCGTCAAGACGGTAGCCGGAATCGATCCCGCCTCTGTCCTCTGAGGACAGTCCGTTGCGTGGAGCAACGCTTGCGCTAGTGACTGTGGAACGTCCGAATGTAACGGTCAGCGGAATGGTGTTCCGAACAACATCCGTTCCGATCACCTGTTCGACCAGGCATCGAGCAGCTCGTGGGGTGGGGTGGCACTGGGACGTGCCCCGCGGCCGCGGGGAGCCCGGAATCCTCTCAGCCCGTTCTGGCACACCCCGGATTTTTCGAAACCGAATCTGGGGCACGCACGGTGGAGCTCCGCTGCCGACTGTCGCTCCCCGACCTCGACGGACGTCTCTCGGAGGTCGTAGGGGGTACTGTCAAGAGTACTCCAGTTCAAGCTTTCCTGCTCGGACGTCACAATATGCCGGCTAGTCCGAAACTCGGCATCTCCGGCACGCCTGCGACGGTGGAGCACGGCACGGAGACGGCGCCGGAGGAAGCGCCGTATCAGCCGTTCGGAGCGGCGCTGGATCTGTTCCGGTCGAAAGCGCGTGAGGTCTTGCTGGCGGGTCCAGCTGGCACGGGCAAGTCCAGGGCGTGTCTGGAGAAGCTGAACCTGATTGCGATGCAGAAACCGATTCGAGCGGCGATTGTCCGGAAGACGCGCAAGTCGTTGACGCAATCCGCGATGAATACGCTCGAGACGAAGGTACTGCCGCAACCGAATCAGGTGCGCTTTCATGAAGGCGATCAGGAATATCGCTATCCCTCCGGTGCGGTGATCATGGTGGCGGGCATGGACGATGCCGACAAGATCGGTTCCACCGAGTTCGACATCGTGTATGTGCAGGAAGCGACGGAGCTGGAGGAAGACGACTGGGGCATGCTGTTGCGCGGGTTGCGGAATGGTGTGCTGAGCTATCAGCAGATCATTGCGGATTGCAACCCCGGTCCACCGGAGCACTGGCTGAAACAGCGCTGCGATCGTGGCGATACGCTGCTGCTGGAAAGCAAGCACGAAGATAATCCGATGCTGTACGACCGCGGCACCGGGCAGTGGACGGACTTCGGGACGACGTACATCCACACCCTGGATACGCTGCAGGGCTACTTGCACCAGCGCCTCCGACTGGGCTTGTGGGTCGCCGCGGAAGGCATGTACTTCACCGAGTGGGACCCGTCACTGCATATCGTGCCGGCCTTCGAGATTCCACCCCACTGGCCGCGCTGGCTGGCGGTCGACTACGGCTTTGCGGCGCCGTTCTGCTGCCTCTGGTTCGCCAGGGAACCGGAAACCAGGCGCATCTTTGTGTACCGCGAGCTCTACGCCGCCGGGCTCCGGGACGAGCAGCAGGCCCAGCGGATCGTGGAGGCCAGCGAGGGCGAGCACCTGAACCTGCGCATCCTGGATCCGAGCATGTTCAATCTGCGCACCGAGCAGCAGCGGCCCAGCATCGCCGCCGTGTACTGGGCGCACGGCTGCAAGCCGGTCTGGGCGGGCATGAACAACCGCAAGCAGGGCTGGGCTATCACGCGGCGGGCGCTCGCCCACGACCAGGGCCCCAATCGCCTGCACCTGCTCCACGGCGCCGCGCCCAACCTGGCCCGGACCCTGCCCGTGATGGTGGTGGACCCGCTCGATCCGGAGGACGTCGCTGACAGTATCCGCGGCCAGAAAACCGAGGACCACGCCGTCGACGCGCTGCGCTACGGGCTGTGCGCCGAAGCCCAGCCGCCGCGGCCGGATACACCCACGTCGTTGAGGTTCGGCTGATGGCGGTGCTCGATTCCAAGTCCAGCTCCAGCTCGACCTCGAGCTACGGCGACGACGAGACGATGGAGCGGCTGACGTGCGAGCTCGCGCAGCAACTGGAGCGCGACTTTCACGACCGCAACGTGCTGTACGCCGACATCGATAAATCCCTGTTCATGGAATTTCCGATTGTCATTCCGGAGGCGTACCGCAAAACCGCGATCGAGGTCAGAGCTCCGCTGGCGTTGCATATCGCGCAGAATGTCGCCGCGGCCTTATCCGTCAACGCCCCGTCGGTGGGCTTCCGACCGGTCGGTTTCGGCGACGTGTACCAGGAAAATTCCACCCGCCGCGAGCGCTTCTTCGAAGCGTCGTGGCAGCGTCAGGAGCAGGAAGCGCGGCGCCAGCTGGCGCGCCTGTTCATGTGGAGCCTCGCCGTGAAAGGCGAGGGCGTACTGAAAACACTCGAGCGCAGCAAGGCCGCCTGGAATACATACACCGACGACGCCGCGGCGTTCGACGAGCAGCTGCAAGCGGACGGATTGGATCAGCACGCGCGCGACCTGGCGTACGACAAGCACACCGAGAATCTGAAACTCCAGCTGCCGTATCCGATCGCCACCACGGACGTGCCGCCGGAAACATTCTTCTATACGAAGAATGAAAACGGCTACACCTCAATTGTCGAAATCAAAGATATTCCGTACCTGGAGGCGCTCGAGCGCTTTCAAGCCGGGCTGGACTCCAGCGGGAATGTCCGTACAGGCATGGATCCGCAGGCGGCGCAATTAGCCCGACCGGAGTGGGCGCGCATCATGAAAACCGCCGGCTCCACCAGCGTGCGCTGCATCGAGGCGTGGGACGAGCACGTGCAGGTGATCTGTTTGCAGGGTCCGAACCAGATCTCGCGCGGCCTGGACCGAGCCACCCTGTGTAAGGTCACCGAGCACAGCTACGGCGATCCGTACCTGCACACGCTGCGCGGGCCATACTTTCATGCCCTCGGTATTACGACCGGTTCCAGGTTGCCGGAGCACGCCGGACTGAGCGTGCTGTACGGCTACATCCAGCTGTTCCGCCTGATCGACAGCCTGCTGACGGTGCAGAGCAACGCCGCCTTCCTGACCGGTTTCCCGAGCTGGAAGCAGACCCAGAATCCGAACGCGATTCCGGGGTTGCCGTACGGCACCGACGGCCGCGAGGCGGCGGCCCAGGAGCGCCTCGAGCCGGGCAAGTTATATCCCTTCGATGTAACTCCGATCGACCAGCCGACGTCCGGCCAGGACGCCTCCAAGCTGCTGCAGAACATCCAGTCGCTGGTGGAGCGCGCCATGCCGGCCGCGTTCTCGGGCGCCGTCGGCGCCGACCAGTCGGGCTACGCCCTGAACCAGGCCGCGTACCTGGCCGGCCTCGCCTTCAACCCGATCGTCGCCAACGCCGAGGTCGCCATGGCCGAGCGGACTGGCTTCGAGTCGTGGCTGATCCAGGACCGCATCGCCGAGAACGTGTACGCCTGGGGCGACCAGCCGGGCAAGCCGGGCGGGCGCGGCGCCGGCCAGATCAAGGGCTCGTGGCTGCGCATCGGCCCGGACGACCTGGACGGCATCCACCGCTACACCGTCAAGCTCAGTCCCTCGACGCCGTCCAACGAGATCATCCAGATCCGCAGCATCGGCGAGAAGATGCAGCTGAAGCTGATCACGTACGAGGACGCCGTCACCGAGGCCGGCGGCAACCCGGACGAGGTCGAGCAGTCGTGGCTGCTGCACGACCTGAAGCAGTCGCCCGAGATCCAGCAGGCCCTCAAGGACCAGATCTTCCAGAAGCTGGGCACGCTGCAGACGAAGCAGCTCAACGCGCCCGGCAACCCGAGCCTGCAGGAGATGGCGGGCGGTCCCGCGGCAGGACCGCCGACGGGAGTCCCGGGCACGCCCGGCACGCCGCCCTCCGGCAATCTAGGCGGGATGCCCCCGAATCCCGTGCCGTCCCCGGGGCAGGGTCTGCCCATGGCCCCTCCACCTCCGGGGGGCGGTGGGCCGGCCATGCCGCCGGGTGGCGTCCCCGGCACGCCCGTCGTGCCGTCGCCGCCGCCGAACAGCCTGCCGCTGGTGCCGCGGGGACGCTGACATGCATGCCGACTGCTGCGCCGCCCAGACCCACGCCGAGCACATCTGCGGCATCGTCGAGGAGCAGGTCGAGACCGAGGCGCGCGAGCTCGGCCTGGACACCGACGAGATCGCGCACTTCTGGCGCCACTTCACCGAGGCGAGCATGCTACGCCTGGTGCGGCTGAACCCCGAGATGGTCACGCGGGTGGAGGGCTGAACGATGCCGAGCCAGACCGTGCTCGACGCCGTCGCCACCGACCTGGCGGTGTGGATCGACCAGGAATCCACGCGCATCGCCGCGGCCATGGCGCCGCAGGGCGTCGCGCCCTTCGCCGCGAACCTGACCGAGGAGCAGAAGCTCGAGTACTACCGCGCCCAGCTGTTCAATCCCGACGGCACGCCCAACCTGCCCGGCCGCAACCAGCAGATGCAGCGGCTCGGCCCGCTCGGCTTCACCCAGGTGTACAAAGCCGTGCTGAAGGCGTATCCGCAGTTGCGTCTGCCGACGCCGCCCGGCATGCTGCCCGGGCCGACGGCGACGCAGGCTGCGCCGCCCGCGCCGCCGTCGCCGGTGCCGCCGCCGTATCTGCCGCGCGGTGCGCAGACCGCGCCCGTGCCCAACATCACGCCCGTCGTACCGCCAGGAGCGTAGGCCATGTCCTTTACCGCTGATCCCACGCTGACCGGGCAGTACCTGACCGGCCAGAACAACGCTGCCCAGATCGCGTACTACCAGGCCAAGCTGCAGGGCGACTCCGACCAGCTCGCCTTCGCCAAGGCGCAGGCCGCCGTGGCCATGGCCGGCAACCTGTCGAACACCTTCGGCTACGCCCCCGGCGGCGACTGGTTCACGTGGGGGCCGGGCGGGCCGACGATTCCGCCGGCGGGGACGCCGACGCAGTCGGCCATCGCCGGCTGGCAGAATCTGGCCAACCAGCAGCTCGGCAACCAGCTGAGCATCGCCGGCGCGACCGGCTACTTCGCTCAGCCGCGGCCGAGCCAGTACACGCCCGGCACGATCCTGACCGCGCCGAGCCAGACCGGCGGCGGCAACGCCTACGGCATCGTCAATTCCGACGGCTCGGTGCAGATGGTGACGACCGAGGCACTGGCCCAGACCGCTGCGCAGCGGGGCACCACCGCCGATGCGCTGATCAGCCGCGCGCAGCCGGTCGACTGGGGCACGCTGCAGCAGCTGTCGATGGGGCCGCCGACCGGTCCGGCCACGCCGACGCTCGACCTGCAGCGGATGCAGCAGCAGAACGCGTACAACGCCGGCCAGCTGACGGGCATGTACAGCGACCCGACGCAGACCGTGCAGGCCTTCAACGCCCGCGGCCAGGCGATGAACGGGCAGACGTTCGACTCGCTGCCGCCCGACCAGCAGCAGTTCTGGCTGCAGTACAACCAGAACGACCGTACCCAGGCCGCTACCGCGTGGGCCTCCGGCGTCAACCAGGCGCTCTCCGCGAACGGCTTCCAGACGCCTAACCAGAACGCGCCGACGCTGCAGATGCAGGCGCTGTACGGCCAGTACGGCGCGCCGACGGCCGGCCAGCAGACGCTCGCGGGCCAGGAGCAGTCCTTCACCCAGAACCTGCGCACCGAGCAGGAGCAGCGCGCGGCCCAGGCGCAGCAGCAGCAGCAGGCGATGGGCTACCTGCAGCTGCTCTCGAACCTGCGCGGACCCGCGGACTGGGCGAAGTACCAGCAGGTGTTGGGCTCTACCCCCGGCGGCATGCGCGATCTCGTCGCCGCGGCGGCCGGCCAGTACGTGCCCGGCGGCGGCGCGACGACCGGCGTGCAGCCCCAGGCGGTCAGCCTGCAATCGATGATGGGCGACGTCAGCGGCAATCCGTACACCGGTCAGGGCGGCGGCCAGCTGAACATGCCGAGCGTGTACCAGGGCGGCCAGGGCAGCTACGGCATGCAAACCGGCCAGTACCAGTACCAGCCGCAGGCCGGCCAGACCCAGCAGTGGGCAAATCCGAGCGGCGGACAGATCAACACCGCTCAGATGTGGAGCGGCCCGAAGAGCGGCGCGGCGTGGGACCAGTACACCCAGCAGCAGCAGGCGCAGAACCAGGCTGCTGCCGGCCAGCTTCAGACGCAGGGCGGCTACGGGACGGGCATGGGGTACTTCGGCACCGCGCAGCCGGCGCAGATGTTCAGCGGCCAGACGCAGACCGCTGGTGGCCAGCAGCAGTTCGACGTCATGCCGAGCCAGTACAGCCAGCAGCGGTATGCCTACGGACAGACGCCGTCAGGGGGCTCAAACGATAGCCAGGCGATCATGGGCGCGCTGGTGGCGCCCAACCAGATGGCGTCCCAGACGTGGAACAACCTGACGCCGTCGCAGCAGCAGATGCTGCTCGGTACCTGGGAGTCGAAGGGCTACACCCAGGACGACGCGAAGGCGCTGTTCAACCAGTCGCTGCCCAAATACGGCGCCAGCCCGACGTCAGGCACGTACCGCTTGCAGTAAGCCATGCCCGATCTGCCCGACGTCGACCAGCAGAGCTGGAACTCGTTTGCCGCCGATCGCTGGTTCAAACAGAGCTCCGACCAGATCAACAGCCTCACCTCGATGCCGCTCCAGCCCGGGCTGGGCTTCCTGAGCTCGACCTCGGCCCAGATCGGCTCGCTCGGCCAGATCCAGGTGCCCCCGCCGCGGCCGGCACCGATTCCACAGCCGCAGCCGGCACCGATCCCGCAGCCGACGCTGCCGCCGTTGCCGACACCGGCGCCTGCCCCGAGTGTGGCGCCGCCGATTCCGACGCAGCCGGCTCCGCCGCCGCTGCCGACCCCATCGCCGATGGGCCTGCCGCCGTCGCCGCCGCCAACTCCTCCCAGTGCGCCGGAGGCGACGACGGCACCCCCGCAGGGCTTGCCGATGCCGACCGTACCGCAGGTGCCGCTCGTGCCTGGCGGGCAGCCGTCCACCACTGGGGCGAGCTCGATCTACGCGCCGACGACGACACCCGCGCCGAGTCCCTTCGCGGGCGAGGCGAACGGGCCGTTCGGCCAAGCAGCGGTGGCGCCCGGTGGCAATTTGCAGGACTACGCACGCCAGGCAGCCCAGAAGGCGGGCATCGACCCCGACATCTTCGTACGCCAGATCCAGCAGGAATCCGGTTTCAACCCCAC